CAAGTGAAGAAGGACATGCAGGACGGCAACCGTCCCGACATCTCCCTGGGCTATATCCGCCTCGCCGAGAACACCCAGAAGGGCCAGGGGAACGCACCGGACATCGTCACGGTCACCCGCTGGATGCCCTTCGAGATCTCCTCTGCCAGCATCCCCGCGGATATCACCGTGGGGGCTGGCCGCACAGCAACCTTCCCGGCCAATCCGGCCGGCCATATGGAGGAGCGGACTATGCCGCCCACCACCGACACCCCGGCCGCCCCGGTGGCCACCAACCCCGTGCCCGCCCCGGCGCCCACCCCGTCTCCGGAGCCCGAGCACCGGACCCTGATCTCTCCGGAAATCCGGGCCTTCCTCGCCAGTGCGGAGAAGGTTTTCGGCCCTTCCGGCCGCCGGGATGCGGAGGAAATCCTGAGCCAGACCCAGGACCTGGGTCGCGCCGGCCTGGAGCTGATCCGGAAATTCGAGTCCAAGCCTCTGCCGGCGCCCGCGCCTTCTTTGCAGGACCTGGGCGCTTCCGAACGCGAGCTGGGGGCCTACTCCTATGCCCGCGCCCTGGCCAGCCTGGTTGACCAGGCCGAGGGACGCCAGGTCAAGCGGGGATTCGAGCATGAAATCTCCGACACCCTGCTCAGGTCGATGCCCATCAACTTCAAGAGCAACGGCGGCCTGATCGTGCCGATGCAGCTGCGCACCCTGACAACCGGTGTGGCCGGGGCCGGCAAGGAACTGATCTTCAACGAGAAGGGCGAACTGATTCCACTGCTGCGCAACATGGCCGTGTCCCTCAAGCTGGGCGCCCGGTTTCTGACCGGCCTGACCGGTCCGCTGGTGTTTCCCAAGGTCACTGCGGGCGGGGCCGCCTTCTGGGTGTCCGAAAATTCCGGCACGGACGTGGCCGACAGTGAGTTCAGCACCGGCACGGTCACCCTGAGCCCCAAGACGCTCCAGGCGAATACCCCGATCAGCCGCCAGCTGCTCTACACCGCCTCCGAGGATGCCGAGTCCATGGTCCGGGAGGACCTGGCCAAGGCGCATGCCCTTGCCTACGACAAGGGTGTATTCCATGGCACTGGTGCTGACAACCAGCCCACCGGTATCTATGCCGCGTCGGGGGTCAACGTGATCGCCATGGGTGGGGCGCCCACCTTCGGGAAGTGCGTGGACATGGTCACCGAGATCGCCACGGACAACGCCCTGCTGGGGACCATCGGCTATGTCACCAACCCCCGGGTGGCCGGCAAGCTCATGCAGACCCTCAAGGCCGGCGCCGCCGGCAGCGACATGATCTGGACCGGCAAGATCGAAGAAGGCCTGCTGAACGGCTATCGTGCCCTCGCCTCCAACCAGATCTCTTCCACCCTCGGCACCAGCAGCACCGAACACGGCCTGGTCTGCGGCGACTTCGCCCAGGTGCTCATCGGCCAGTTCGGTCCGGGCTTCGAGCTGATCCTGGACCCCTACGCCAAGAAGAAACAGGGGCTCGTGGAATTCACGTCCTTCCAGATGGGGGATGTGGCGCTCCGCTACTCGGAGGCCTTCTGTAAGTCCACCGGCCTGACCCTGTAAGGAGGGCGAAGTGAAGATCAAGATCCTGTTCGGCGTGGCCCTTGGAAACGGCGTGGACGCCTATCCCGGTGATGAGGTGGAGGTGCCGAACCACCAGGCCCTCCGCCTGGTCCACCGGGGCAAGGCGGTGCTGGTGGTGGAGAAGTCCACTGCCGAGGGCAAGGCCAAGAAGTGAGCGCTCGCGGCTTCCAAACCTTGGCCCGCCGGCTGGGCGTCCCTGTGGTGGTGGGTTCGACCACCACCCGGGGACTCTATTCCGCCACCACGAAGGCCGAAAGCCTCACCGGCAAGGACTATGCGCCCGACCTGGTGGGTTCCCCTTCGGTCCTGCTGGAAACGGTGGCAGGCCTGGGCATGGATGATCCGCTCACGGTGGATGGAACAGCCTGGGTGGTCCGGGATCTCTTGATGGAGAGTGACGGCGCCCTCACGCGCTACTTCCTGGGGACCGCCTCATGAGCCTGCGGGACACGATCGTTTCCAAGGTGGTGGCCCTGCTGGCTGCGGCGGCGCCCGCCGTCACGGTCCATCGCCATGCCATGCGGGCCATCGAGAAGGACAAACTGCCCGCCTTCGTTCCCTACGTCACGAAGGTGCAGCCCACCGATGAAACCCAGCCCTGGGGCATGCGGGAATATGACCTGGATCTGCGGATTGAGGCCCGCACAACCGGCACGCCCGTGGATGCCGTCCTGGACCCCCTGATCGCCACCATCCAGACGGTGATGCTCAAGGAGCCCTTCCTGGACGGGTTGGCGTTCCGGGTCAAGGAAGGGGAGATCCAGTATGACGCCCTGGATCGGGATCGCACCTACTGCGCCGCCGCCTGCGACTACACCATCCGTTTCTATGAAGACGCGGCCGACCAGGGGGCAGAGCCGCTGGAGCCCGCCGCCTACGGCGCCAATCTCAAAATCCTCGACTATAAGGAGACCCCATGACCGCCAGTTTCCTCCACGGCGTTGAAACCGTGGAGACCCTTTCGGGACCTGTCCAGGTCTCGACGGTGAAGACCGCCATCATCGGCCTGGTCGGCACCGCGCCGATCCATTCCCTTTCGGACAGCACCAAGAAGACCGTCAACACCCCGGTGGTGATCTACAACCAGAGCCAGGCCAAGGCCTACTTCGGCAAGGAAACCAGCGGCTACAGCATCCCGGCCGCCCTGCGGGCCATCTTCAACCAGGGCGCCGGCATGGTAGTGGTGGTCAACGTGTTCGACCCCACGGTACACCTGACCGACAGCACCCCGGACGTGTCCAAGGTGGCCGCCGCTGACATCATCGGTACCACCACGGCGGCTGGTGCCCGAACGGGAATGCAGGCCTTGCGGGACTGCCGGACTCTCTATGGCTTCGGCCCCAAGCAGATCATCGCTCCAGGGTACTGCGGGCTCACCGGGGTTCCGGCCGCCCTGGTTACCCTCTGTGAAAAGCTGCGGGCGATCACCTGGGTTGATGCCGATGCGGGGCTTACGCCTGCCGCGGTGATCACAGCCCGGAGTTCCACCCTCAACCTGGCGTCCACCCGACTGGGGATCCTCTTCCCCCACGTCAAGGTTCTGGACGCGGACAGCAACACCGTGTCGGAGGGCATGAGCGCCCATGTGGCCGGCGCCCAAGCCGCCAAGGACAAGGACAAGGGTTATTGGTGGAGCGTGAGCAACACCCAACTGCAGGGTGTCATCGGGCTGGAACGACCGATCGAAGGCGTCATCAACGACCCGGACTGTGAAGCCAACCTGCTGAATGCCGCTGGCATCACCACGATCCTGACCGGCTATGCCATGGGCTACCGGGTGTGGGGCAACCGATCCTCGGCCTATCCCGTCTCCACCACGGTGGACACGTTCCTGAGCACCCGGCGCACCGCCGACATCATTGAAGAATCCCTGGAACAGTATTCCCTGGCCTACATGGACCATCCCATCACCCAGGCCCTCATCGACCAGATCCTCCTGGACTGCAACACCTTCCTCCGTACCCTGCAGGGCAAGGGCGCGGTCCTGGAGGGCTCCAAGGCCTTTTTCGACAGCAGCCTGAACAGCGCAAGTGAACTGTCCGTCGGGCACCTAGTCATCAGCTACAAATTCCTGCCGCCCAGCCCCATGGAGCGCCTGACCTGGGAAGCCTCCATCGACGTCAACCTCTACAGCTCGCTTCTGGAGTCGTAAGCTATGCAGATAAGCAAATTGACTCACTGCAACGTCTACCTGGCCGGCGTGTCCCATGTCGGGAAGTTCTCCGAAGTCACGGTGCCCGAAGTCAAGCACAAGGCCCAGGACCACAAGTCGGGGGATATGATCGGCACCCGGCGCGTGTCCGGCCCGCTTGAGGCCATGGAATGCACCCTGAAGGCCGATGGCTTCTATCCAGACTTCCACATCCAGGCCTGTGACCCGGACACGGAACTTAAGCTGCAGGTCCGGTGCAACCTCAAGACCTACTCCGGTGGGAAGGCCCAAGATGTTCCGGTCTCCATGGACCTGGTGTGCTGGTGCAGCTCCAACAAGGTCGGGACCCTGCAGTCCCAGGACTATGCCAAGCCGGAATACAAGATGGAAGTGTCCTACTTCTGCCTGACCGTCGATGGTGCGGAGGTCCAGTGCATCGACGTCGACAACGCTGTCCACCGCGTGAACGGGGAAGACCTCCTGGCCCAGTTCCGCACCAACCTGGGACTCAGCTGATGGAAACCACCACCAAGGCTTTCACCCTGCCCATCTCCGGCCTGGAAGTGGTGATTTCCAACCGCCGCCTGAAGGTG